TCGGTGACAACTCCAGCGGCAGCGCCAAGCCGTATATTGCAAACCGGCCTCACAACCTGCGCCTCGAGCGGCAACAAGTCGACAAGCTGGAAGTCGAACAAACAAGCGACATACCCCATGCCAGCGGTCGCTTCAAAGGTCGCATCGGGGATCGGCGGGACATCTTGCACCGCGAAAAAGTGCGACCACCAACTAGGGTTCCCACCAGGGAAACTGTCAGGGAATTCGGGAATCTCTGCCGCGAACGGGTACAGAAGAGTCTCGTCGAATTTGAACATGATCTGGAAACCACTTAGGTCCGCGCCACCACTCGAGACCATGCCAAGGTGCAGAAGGCTCTCGGCTTGCCCAGTAATGTCAACCCCCACCTCTTGAGCGTCGGTCTGCACCACCTCAAAAGTCAAGGGAACTTGCGCTCTAAGCAGAAGCAGACCAATCAATAAGAGCTTCATTCGTACCTCCCAGTCGTTAAATCAGCCTCGATCAGATCAAGATGGAGAAATCTCCCAGTATCCCAATCCATAGCCCAAATGAGCCAGCGACCAAAAGAATCTGATTTGAAAGTACGAATAGAGACGGTTTGGTGCGTTTTGAACCATTCTATGGCAAACGAGGTTCCCTTGGCAGCCAAGGCTTTTGTTTCTTCAGTCCCACCCCTCGGCTCATAAGTGTCCGCCCCAAAAAGCCTGCACTCAATAATCTTTGAAGTCTTGAACCCAATATCAACACGCAACTCATATGAGTCGCCGTCAATAACCCTAACCACTTCTTCTAAAGGCCAAGTCCAATTCCACTCCTCGAAACCATCCCACCAACTCATCTTCTTTGAGTACATACCCTCAACTCCCTAGTAGTTTGCTTCGGGGGTGAAGCGACCTAGGCAAAACCCCCCCATCCCCCCCCAGAAAAGCTAGGGAGAACGAAGGATTTTGCCTAGATTTGCCTCGGCGGAGCCAGCAGACCTAGCTGGGTGAGACCCCAAACTCTTCCAGATGGTGCTCAAAGGAGAGGCACCACGCAAAGGCAACCTACAAAAAAGCCCCGCTGACTGCAAGCACCTGCAGTCAATCGGGGCGAGCCTCATAAAGAGGCATGCGTGGTGTCTAAGGAATCTTGCGTTTTGTCAGAGGTGCGTCAACCACTTTTTCAATTCCACGCTTGAACAATCGAACCGTGATTACTTCTATGATCTCTCGATCATTCGGGTCTTCAGGATCAAGCCCACCCACAACCTGCTTAAGAGCCAGCAGTATCGAGTTTTGGTTTCTCCACTCGCCGCACGACAACCAACCCCTGTAACCACTAATGCCGCTCATCGTGGTCCCCTCGGAAAAGCACGGAGCGCAGACCGTGGGTTTAAGTTTTGAATGTCCATGTCTTCCCACTCCTTGTGGTGCTGCTCAATTTGCCGGGCATGAATCCAGAACTCGGATGGACAAATGTTTCCCTCAGTGTCCACTTCGAAGTGCTGGGGGGTTTGGTAGTCAACCCGCATGTTCTCTTCGGTTTTTGAGGAGTATTTAGCGTTTCGGTCTCGGACGCATAGATCCACACCATAAAGATCCAAGGTTTGAATCCCAAGAATCCTGCAAAACCCAAGGGCTCGACCCAAAGAACCACTCCTAGCTTGTGTTAACGGGGATTCGAAATCTGCGTCTGTTATGATCGTAAGTTCCGGCCAGATAACGTGTTCGACCTTTTTTCGCGCTTTCGGGTCAAATAGCGTTAAGTAGTCTAGCTCTCGGGTGTGAAGGACTGCTTCCGCAATTCCTATGCGGATATCGTACCCATGGAGCTTCTCGTCAAGATCAGGATAGTCATCAAGGGAAGGGCCGGGAGCAACTAGAGCCCCCCTCACAGCTGAACCCTTCTTTGCTCCTCTAGGACCGATTTAAAGGTGTCTGCGGAGAACATCGTCGTAGACCCGCTCATCGTGATATGCCGACCCTGCGCGGGGAGGTTCTCCACCCTTGAATGCAGTCTTTGGGCTTTAATCGCAAAAACACGGAAAAGCTCTTTGAGCTGATTGTTGTTGACTCCGTGTTCTCCCCCAAGGGCCAGCTCCTGCGTCACCTGCCTCCACGCTTGGTGAACATCGGCAACCTCAGATAGATCGATCTGCTTATGCACATGGTCCGTACCTACAACGATTCGGTCAGTCATGAGGCTCCCTTCTTCTAGGTTCTATCTTGCATGAACGCCTTGCAGGAGCAAGACTTGTGTCTGTGGAGGACTACATGACTAGTTACCATGATCGAGAAGATAAGCAAGTGCCTGTTACGGCAGACCCAGTTCGGGCGCAAGAAATGGGCGGATTTTTCATAAGGGAAAGCCTTTTGAAAAAGATGAGGCAAGGCATTGATGCTGGATTGGCTTTTCCTGACGCGGCAAAAGCAGCTGGCATCCCATACACACTAGTGCTAGCGCAGCTTGGCCATAACGATGATTTGCGGTCCTGGTTTCGGGAGTGCGCTGGCCGCAAAAGCATGATCCGGGCAGAAGACGCGAACCTTTTGCCAGAGACAAAACATCCCATTCAGCTGAAACACGATCTTGTCAACAAGCTTTTTTCTGCTGGCCTCGGAGACAGGTTTGCTGAAGCTGCGGCCCACATTCGAGTGATCGATCCAGAAACAGGGTCTTTTGACAAAGAGGGCATGCAGGTTCTTGGGTTCTTTGGAAAGTTTGTGCTGAATCATCTTCTGCCCAAGGAAACAGAGAACCGTCATGAGGAAAAAGCTCCTGAACCGCTGCGCGAAATGTCTGACGAAGAGCTAATGCAGGAATTGGTTTCTCGCCGCGAGCAAAGACTGCAGCTGCAAGCTCAAGCAGACGAAGCTAAAAAAGTCCGAGAGTCTGGAGGGCAACGGCTGAAAGGGCCAGAACTTGACACAGCCTGAGCAGAACAAAGAGATTCTTCGAAGCGAGCTTGAGAAAGAGCTGGCTATAGAGACGGAGCTTTCGTCCCGTCTTTCGAATCGCTGGATGGACCTTTTTGCCCCAAACCCACGACAGTGGGACTTTTGCGCTGCTGGCGGAGAGAACACAGCTCCCAAGGCACATGAGATCTTGCTATCAGGACCAAACCAAGTAGGTGGCAAGACCTTCACCATTGACTATTTGATTGCGATCCACGCAACGGGACTTTACCCACCAGAATGGGAAGGCCCCAGGTTCACCAAACCCCCACACCTCGCAGCGGCTGGCGAAACAGCACAAGCAACTCGAGACCAAATCTGCGACAAGCTTTTTGGTATGTTTGGGGATTATGGAAACGGTTGGATTCCAGGTCAGTGCTATGACGCGAAAGATGATCTTATCCCATTGCGCGGGAACTCTGAGCACCTTATCGATTACGCGCTGATTGACTGGCACGACGAAAACGGTGTTGTGCAAGGAAAAACAGTGCTCCGATTCTTTGGGTATGCAAAGGGCTGGAGAAGAATACAGGGATACACCCTGGATGGAATCTTCCTCAATGAGATGCCAGCTGATGATATCTACAACGAAATGCGAGCACGGATAAACGCAACACTCGGCTATATCTGGATTGCAGCGTGTCCGCTGTTGGGCGATACCGAAACATATCTTTTGTTTGAGCGTGACGAGACGGGCCTTATGTGCTTGCTGACTTACACAATCGACGACTGCACCCATCTGACGCAAGAAGAATATGACTTCAATATGTTGAGATGGAAGGACCATCCAGAGGCAGAGGCACGTCTGTATGGTAGACCCTGTCGCGGCGCAGGAATGATATACGCATATCCGCGCAGAATGATCGTAGAGCCGCCATTCCACGCGAGGCAAGATCTCCCGCAGGTTATCGGCCTCGACCTACCTCATGGGACCGGACACTTCGCAGCCGTTAAGCTAGTAATCGAGCCCGAAACGGATGTTGTCCATGTGACTGACGAATACAAAGCAAGCAATTTGGACACGCCCGTGTACATCGACCGGGTAAAGCTTATGGGCGGAACGAAGATTCCTGTAGCATGGCCACATGACGGAGGTCGCGGATTTGGAACGACGACCTCTGGTGGAACGATTGCGGAGAAGTACAGAAAAATGGGGCTTCGAATGATGAAGAACCCTGCATTTGTGTACGACCACGAGAACAAAAAAAGCCGTGCAGTAATGACTGCGATTGAGATGATTCAGGACCGGATGGCAACCGGACGGCTAAAGATCAGTCAGAATTGTAGGGAGCTGCTCGAAGAGATCAGAATGTACAGACATGAGAAGGGGCAAGTGAAGCAGAAGCAGGATGACCACCTGATCGATGCTCTTCACAAGGCGATCATGATGCTTCGATACGCAAAGCCTCCGGGGCTCCGTGAGAATGCGGGGTTTTCGGTTTTTAATACTCCGCAAGCGCGGGGTGAATTTGACTTCTTCTCGTAGGAGACTCGATGCCGATTACAACTGACCCCAAAAAGCTCATGCATAGGTTCTCGTGGCTCGAGGGCCAACGGCAGAATTACGAGCAGACAATGCAGGAGATTACTGATCTCTTCATGCGATACCGTGGAGACATTACGACCCGCTCCGCGCCAGGAGAACGACGGAAGCCACTTTTCGACTCATTTGGAGTGGCACAGTCAGACAGATTCGTCAACTGGCTAAACGGAACTCTATATCCGTCCTCAAGCGACTGGGTCCGTTATCGGATCAAGGGTCAGCTAGAACACGATGTCGAAACCGAAGAGGCGCTATACGCAACAAGCATGAGAGTCCACGACGCTTTGGCGGACTCTAATTTTTACGTTGCCGCGCAAACAGACACACGAGATTGGGGAGTCCTTGGCAACTCCACCCTGTTTACGTCCCATGATGAAGAGAGGGCTTCCGGGTTAAACGATTTTGGCGGGCTCCTGTTTGACCCAGTCCCATTCTCTCGAGTCTGGTGGGTGTTCTCCCATATCGGTCGACCTCTTATGGTCGTGCGAGAACTCGAGAGACCAGCAATAGACCATGTTTCGTTTTTCCAAAGACCCGGAGACACAATTCCCCCGCACCTAAGCAAGCTCGCACGAGAACAACCATTCACCATGGTGAAGGTGCTTCACTTTGTGCAGCGAAACACGATGGGAAAGAAGGGCGGTGAAATAAAACCGTGGGCCAGCCATTGGATCTACAAGGAGCACCCAGCACAAATCCGCGCCGGTCAATTCACCAACAATCCGTACATTTGCTCAAGAATGATGGTCTTGGACGGAGAGCAGTATGGCCGTGGGCGAGGCCATATCGCAAGGCCGGTCATGAAGGGCGCAAACGAAATTGGACGCCAGAAGTTCATCGCGCTTGGCAAAGAAATGAATCCTCCGTTTATGGCAGAAGAGGACGAGATTGCCTCCTTGGATTTGACTCCGGGTGGACACGTTGTCGTTCGTCCACCAAAGGAGGTGCAGCCTGGGTATCTTCGGTCGGGCACCGACTTCGGGTTGATAGAGCTTGTGACGGACAATATGCACAAGGTTGTCTCGGATGCATTCCTAGGAGACGTACTTGGTGAGCCGGAAGCGCAAACTCGTAGTGCCGAAGCAGAGAGGTCTCGTCAGGCGCGGGCCTTGGCGCGTTTGGCTTCAACGAGTCAAACAATCGTTCACGAGAAGCTTTCGCCGCTAGTAGAGAACATTACAGATATCATGCTCTCTAAGGGAGCCCTCCCAGAGCTTCAGGGTCTAATCAATGAAAACCCTGAGGCGGAGCTTGATTTCGAATTCACGAGCCCCTTCTTTACTGCAATGAAGGCGCAGTCTTTAGCGAGAGTCGATGCTTTTCTAGAGCGACGTTTTCAGAGATTTGAAAGAACGGGAGATCCTGAAGCGTTAGTTGATATCGACAACGACAAACTTCGAGAGATGGAAAAGTGGTTGGGAGATGTCCCCCCAATCTTTAAAGACGCTGAACGCATTGAACAAGAGAGGCAGGCGCGGGGCGATCAGGCTGCAGACGATCGTGTCGCCCAACTTCTCGAACGCGCAGGGCAGGCGCAAACACAAGTTCAATTGCGTCCTGGGGGGTCTCGCCGTAATGGCGCAGGACTCGCAGACTTGACAGGACCAGTAGTGTGAGCGCGGAAAACCATTGGGATTTCTTCGAGCATGGGCGCGAGCTGGAGCGCCAGCAAGACAGACAGAAGAAGCTCGGGGAAGAGGCAAAGAAGGTTTGCGAGGACACGTTTTCCGACCCAACAGGAAAGCGTTGTCTCGAGATTTTGGATACTGTTCTTGGCGGGAGAGTGGGCACACTGGAGTGCCCATTTGATCCTATCGCAATTGCACAGAGGGACACGATGCGCCGGGTCTACTGGTTCATCGAAGGGATGGCTCGCAAGGTCGAGCGGAGGGAGATCGTTTGACGAAGATCTCGGATATCATGGAGGACGGCGGCCTTAGGGAGGCGATACTGAAGCAGTTTGGGCCAGACGCTGACGTATCTACTCTTGCAAAGGGATTCGTTGATACAAAGAAGCACCTATCTTCTACAAGACGGGTGCCTGGAGAGGACGCCACCCCAGAAGACTGGGGCAAGTTTTACAATTCAATGGGACGCCCAGAGAGGCATGATGGTTATGCCATCCCTGACGAAGTGGACCATAACCTTCGCGGGACTCTTGAGGGTATTCGAGAGACAGCCCATAATCGTGGGTTGACGGAAGCTCAGTGGTCTGCGCTAGTGAACGCCGCAAACGAAAAAGCCGCTGAATCTTCGTCGAAGCTCGGAGAACTCAAGTCTTCTTGGGAGCAGAACGCTCGAGAGCAGCTAGGCGAAAACGCCGATAAGCGGCTAGAGCTTGCCAACCAGACCTTGGAAAAGATCATGGCCGACGATCCCGCTGCCGCAGAAGTCATGAAGCAAACAGGTTTGGATAGGCACCCTGCAATTTTAGACGCTTTGTTGAAAGCCGGTGACTTAATGGGTGAAGATAGTGCTCCACCAGTGGGCGGCTCTCCCTCGGAAGCGCCAGGAGATACCCCTGAGCAGCTTTATACTGAAGCTATAGAGCTTATGCATTCAGAAGAATTCAAAAACAAGAAGCATCCACTCTCTTCAATGAAGGAAGCTCGGTATCTTGAAATCCTCATGGCTCTGCACGAGAAGGGCTTGGATCTGAATTCGCCGCGATTCACGTCTCGACCCCAGGCCTTTATGCCTGATGGGACGAGGATCATTTAATGGACAAGGCGGAACAAAAAAAACTCTTTGAGGAGGCTGCGAGGAAGCGTTACCACAAAGAGCAAAAAGAAAAAAGAGAAGGCACTCTTGAGCAGCATCCAAACACTTGGATGAGCGATTGTTGTGGATCTCCCATACACACTGTGGGTGCCAGGGTTTTCTGTTTGTACTGTGGAGAGGAACTGGACTGAAATGAAGGATGAGCTAAATAACATTCGTAACGTGCTGTCTACGCTATTGAATAGCACTCTCAATACGCCAGACATTACGCAAGACCGCATTGCTCGTGCGCGGCAAGATCTCAAAACGTCGATCGAGATGTTTGACAAATTGACAGGGGAGTCCCCGGACCCAAAGATCGATATCTTGGCCACACAAGAAGAGATCGAGGAGCGTCTTAGTGGGGGAAACGCCGATTCTACGCAATCTGAGCGGGTTCAGACCTCTTTGGTGGACTTTGCCGGGTCTGATTCCTCGGAGGCCTCTGAAGATCTCTAGTCCTTGACACAGGCTCCCCTCTGTGCTTTCCTCGCGAACTAGAGCGACTACCCCCCCCGGGCCGCTCTACGTTACGGCACAGCGCCGAGGGGGGCCTGCTTTTTGGCTGGCGGACTACCTCCCGAAGTAATCATTCTTCGAATAGGAGGTAGGCTGAAATGGCCATCACTGACTATATTTCCTCTACGCTACCTGGAGCCCATCCAGGCGCATCCACTGACGCTCCAATTGGTTTGTTTGCATTGAAGGTCGCTTACGAGCAGACCATGGTAAAAGAAATGCAGCAAACCCGCTCTCTTGTTGCGAATACTGCTGCTAGGCAAGTAGAGCTTGAGGGTTACGAAAAGCGGATTGATCGCTGGAACAAGGCGACTGTGCAGCAGCGCACCCGCTCTGGTTTCATTGGAGACGATGTCGGCGGAACCGCTTCTGCTGAAACCGGAATCCGAACGGTCGTAATTCGACCGCAGCACTGGGAATATCCTGAATTTTTCGACCAGCGTGACCAAATGGGGACGCTTGGCCTCTTGAACGCCTTGGTTCCAGGCGGCGCATACCAGGAAAACGTACTTGGGGCATTGGGCCGAAAGTTCGATTCGATCTTCTTTACGGAGTTTGACGCTAACGTAAACCTCGGAGAAGGCGGCGGAACGGCAGCCTTTGCTGGCACTACCGGGACCACGTAACCTGGAAGCCGATGGAACCACGGGCGCGAGTGCGACTGGCTTTAGCATGGCTAAAGCCATTGAACTCATTAACATCCTGCAGCAGAACGATGCCTTTTTTGATTCGTATGTCGGAATTCACCCAGTGCAGGTCGCGCAGCTCTTCAATGACACTACGAACAGAGCAACGTCAAGTGACTACAACGCAATGCGCCCCCTCATGGACGGCGAAGTTACTCGATTGCTAGGCGCTCAGTGGATCATGTGTACGGAGATCCCGGCCACAACTACTCCTGCTGGGCACCGAGTCTTTGCATGGAATTCAAACGGAATGGTCACAGGCCTTGGTCAGCAAGAAGCCTGGGTACGACAAGCGGTTTCACGCGGTAACACTGAGCTTGTTTACCACGGCGCTTTCATGGGTGCTGTCCGCGTTGACGACCTTGGAACTACCTTCGTCGAGAACGCTGACTAGGAGTGATTGATGGCTGGTCGCACTGAACTCATGGCGGACAAGGCTTTGAACCTCTACAGAGGGTTTTCAGCGTCTCCAGTTGTGGCGACGTATGTAACCTTGTTCACCACGAATCCGGTTCGCGACCATCCCACGCTTCACTCTGCGGTGGAATGGGGGCCAGCGAGAGTCCTTGTCTATCCGACAGGCCTCGCTGGCGCACCCTACTGGTCCGCCCCAGAGGATGACGATCCAGAACAACGAATTCGCTCGATCTCGAATGTTGGGTCTGTTCTTTGGTCCAGCATCACCTTGACTACTAGCCCTTCAACAATAGTGGGGGTCGGCGTTTTTGACGCCCTAACGTCAGGGAACCTTCTTACCTGGGATGTGATAAATCCTTCAGTGGTGGTCACAGACGGGGAGAGTCATACGTTCGGGACAAGAGAGCTTAAGATAAAAGGAGATTGAATGCCCCTTTCTAGAAAAGCTGCTGCGGCGACGATGGATATGATCCTTCGCGACCAGGCAAACCCTTACACTTACTTAGCAACTGGCGATCAAGAGCTTGAGTTGGCTCTTTTTATTACAGGCACGACTTCAACCGGGACTGATCCGGGTGACACTCTGCCGGATGGTGACGCTTCGGTGACTGGAGAAGTAAGCGGAACCAGCTATGACCGCACGGCGGTCGAGTTTGGCACTGCAGCTACTGTTGCCGATCCTTCTGTAATTCAAAACACAGCAGCGATCACGTTTCCTACCGCTGGATCTGGCGGATGGGCAACGGGCACAAGCTACATCAATGGTTGGTCGCTCTACGACGTAAACGCAACTCCTGCTAACCGGGTTTCAATTTGGACCGGAGCTTTTGACTTAGGGAAAAACGTAGACGAGAACGATACTGTAACGATCGCTTTGAACAACCTGACCCTAAGGCTTACCTAGTGACGGAGCGGGGCAAGCCGTCATGTACGGCTTGTCCAACTCCAAAACTAAGAACCTGCGGTGGGTGTACGGCATGTTGCGTTCTTGGGAAAGGCAAACTTTGTGAGCATTGCAATCCTAAGTCGCTTCAGTGCTGCGATATTTATTCATCTCGCCCGCAAGCCTGCCGAGACTTTCGGTGCCTTTGGCTTGACGACTATTCGCTTCCCGAATCCATGCGGCCAGACCGAATTGGGATTATGTTCATCCCGATATCGATCGAAGAAGTCGAAGCTCGCTGGGTAGCGGAGGTGTCCCGTGTCAAATGACTTCAGCCCTGTTCAGACTACAAGCAACATATCGAAGTCTAATAGGATGCTGACGATCACGTTTGGCTCGACGCCAACCAGCGGCAACCTTTTGGTCATAGGTTACGCTCGAAGCCATCACACGCCATTTACCACGCCAGTAGGCTGGACCGCTGTCGATACGATTACTTACTCCTCCAACAGCAGCGCGGGACTTATTTACAGGGTAAGCAATGGGACAGAGACTAGCATTACGCTTGGATCTTCTGGCACTGGCAATAACCAAGGATTGTTTGCGGAATATCCAGCGACGGGAGTGACTTCCGTCACAGACTCCTCCAATAACACCGGCACCGATGGCACTGCAGAGTGTCTTTCTATTACTGACGATCAAATAAAAGTTGGGATCGCTTTTACAGATGGGACAGAGTCAGCTAGCTCTGTCGACCAGAGCCATATTATAGACGTGCAGAATAGCTCACTGGTGTTTTGCAGTATGTTCTCTGGTGATAAGGATGACGGCGTTACTCCAACGGTGACCCTTAGCGCATCGAATGATTGGGGCACTATATATGGAAGTTTCGACGCTGATCCACCTCCGATTCAAATCCTAAGGCTTAGAGAGATGGGATACTGAAATGCAAGGGCCGTTTTTCTTGAAATACAATACCGCCGCAACCATTCAGTTTGTCCTCTATACCGTGACAGGCGAAACATTGCAGCCAAGCGCCACAATTGCTGTTGGCGATACAAAGATTGTCAAGGACGGGGGAGCGTCTGCCAACACTACGAATACTCCGGTAAACGAAGGCAACGGCATCTACTCTCTAGACCTCACAGCCGCAGAGCTTTCTGCTGAACGTGTTACGATCGTTGTGGATGATGTGACTGCTACTGAAACTTTTTTGGGGACGGCTCTGCATGTAATTACTTATGGCAACGCATCCGCGACGATTGAGCTGGATTTGGATGTTGCAAACGTCTCTGCAAGCGTTCAGAGCATGGCTAGCAACGTAATTACTAATGATGCAATGGATGACGAAGTGTCTATCGGGACACTATATCCGTTAGCAGGCATTTGGTACGACAGCTCAGGTTCAGCTGGGACCACGATTGGGACACATGGGTTGCCAAATAATCCGGTGAGTTCTTTTTCCGACGCTATCACGCTTGCTGGAAACACTGGCCTGGACAAAATTCTGTTGCTGTCGGACTTGACGTTGACGGCCAATCCTGGCGAGCTTGAGATTTTAGGCCTAGGGAAGACTGTAGGTAGCACACCAACAGTAACAGGGAACTCCCAACACTCGCTTGATACTCTGTATCAAAACTGCGCTTTGTCGGGCACATGGGGGGCGACATCTTCAGTTAAGCTTATTGATGGGGCAGTTACTGGGACGGTGCCGCTGGTCTATGGAAAGCGCATTCAAATCATCGGCATATGGACCCCTAATGTTGCCGGGACCATCACACTAGATGTGGTGACAACATTTAGCACCACTTCGACGATAGACCTCTCTACTAATAATGTTCTAGCAGAGATTCTGGAATTCTCCGGGGAACTCACCGTTACCAATATGGACGCCACTAATACGCTTCTCGTGGTTGGGACTGGAAAGCTTACTATCGACTCTAGCTGCACCGGGGGGACCGTCACTAGCCGGGGTTCTAAATCGGTGATTGATAACTCGGGTGGGGCCGTCACTCTTGTTCAGGATACCGGGGTGAACCTGACACAAATTGGCGGGGAGTCAGATCCGGTAGACAAGTGGAAAAGGATTTTGGATTCAACGATAGACACAACGATAACTTCCGGCGGAGGATCTCAAACTAGCTGGAACGCGACAGGGATACCAACGACAAACGACGATCAGCTGATTGATAAGGTCGGCGTATTTGTTGATGGGGACGCAAAGCTGCGCGGGTTTGTAGTGCGAGATTACGTTGATTCAACAAAAACTCTTACGGTTGATTCATTGAATGTCGCTCCATCAGACGGCGACCGCTTCATGATCTTCGCTTAAGGAGGGCTCATGGGTTGGGGATCAGCTAGATTCAGGCCACTTGGTAACCCATATGGCCGCTCCGCTTCGCGCTGGATGCGTGGCAGAGTTTTGTGCCGCACCCATGAGATCGCAATACGAGAGCCCATGAAGACTGGGTATCGGATCGAAGGTCCAGGTGACGCCCTTTCTCTGGATGACCAGACAGACCTTTACCATCGAGTTTATCTAAAGGCCACATCAGGTCGTCAGCTTTGGCAGCGAACTATAAAAGTAGAAGCGGCGATTTATTACGCTGTCAACGTAAGCGGAGATCCTCCTGACGCGAATACTGGGACTTGGTCGCTAGTGCCAAATTCAACCGTAGCTAATTTTGCAGCAAATTTGGCACTGAGCCCCTTTGAGCAATTCGTAAGCCCTGATGACGCAGACATATCGAAGGAGTATGTAGATCTGAAGACAACCATTTGGCAAGACCCCAAACATTGGGAGCAGTCATTTGAGATTGTCCACGAGCTTTGGGCCAACGCTTATGTAAGGGGAAGACCATCTTCAACAGATACAAAAGCTGGAGTCATAGGTAAGACGCATTACCACGTCGATTTAAAATCAAAGCGAAAGCCTTTTGGTCGTGCCTAGTTTAAGCCCTAGATGCATTGGGACAGATGATAGCTCTGTCACCCCTGCTTACATAACGACAGCAGGTTCATCCGGCTCTGGGTGGTTTCCCATCAGCTTTTTCGATGGGTTTTCACTAGCTAGGAAGTGCTTGGAGATTTTCTGGTTTGTCAATGACACCAAGAATTTGTCTGGGCAAACTCTTTTAGACGTAAAGGCGTCTATTGGCGGTGGTATTCTCCAGCGAATCAGTTTTACCCAGTCTGACTCGGAGTTCTCGACGCTTACCTGGGAGTGGGCTGACGGCGGATTCCAAACTCCACATGCCGTCCATATCCCGATATCGAATGCGATATTGCCAAGAGTTTGGTGGCACTCAGTTCTTCAATATGAAGATGACCAAGCTCCAAGCCCGGAGGGAACCATAGGAGATGGGCGTTGGCATATCTATCATGGCCGGGTGGGAGTTTCTGCCAATGGCACGATTAGCCAGGCAGACCACATGCCATATGAATACTCTGGGACAGACACGCTCGGCTCAATCGGTGGGTTGTTTCAAAACTCAAGAAAGCTGATGGGCTTTCGTACTTATGACTTCACCACCCCAGAATACAGAATAGCTCTAGGCACAAGGACGGAGCCAGATGGGACTACTGTTGTCCCGTCTAGCTATTGGAATGGCGGTTTCGCGGAGCTTCGAACTTGGACACCATGGTTTGATCCACAGCCGATACCGGGAGACCCCCCGACTCCTTCAGAACTAGAGCGTCGAAGAAATATATTCGTCCGGGCGAACAACATCACAGATACCCCGTCAGAAGGCAGCGAAGACGTTGGGTCAAACATTGTGAACGCCATGCGTTTCAATGAGCCAGCAGGAACGCTCGCTTCTGCGTATGACCATGTCGGAAGATTTGTTTCTGATTTTGATGGGACAGCGACGAATGTGTCTGGGCAGGGGTATGACTCCTCTCCCATACTAGTCCCCGTTGGTGGCGTTGTTGTTGATCTTCGTAATGTTTTTGAGCAAAGCCTCTCCTCCTCCGATGAAGACGATCTTGGTACGGTGATACAGAGAGGTTTGGAAGATAGCTTTAGCGATGCCGTTGCGAACGAAATCGATCCAGAGATTATTGTTCAGCAAGGGATTTCAGGAACTCCAAGTTCTTCGGTTTCGGGAGAAATCGATCCTGTTGCCATTGGAGTTCGAGGGCTGTTGAATGACGTGGAAGACTCAACTTCGATCTCGACAAGCCTGGACCCGATTCTTGGCAACGCAATTTCAATGCTTCCTGTAGATTTGACGCTTGGGGTCGGTAGCTCAAATAATGACGTAACTAACCTTCCATTGCGCGGCCTCCTTAACGATGTCGAAAACTCCCTTTCGGAGTCGCTGGAGGCCGCGCCCTTCCTTGGCATCACAGTTCAGCTGTCGGCAACATCTGCCGCTATTGATGCAGACTCAGGAGAACTTGTCCCACCAGTTTTGGAGACATTTGGGATCGTTTCTCTGTATACCATCCTAGAGATAGAAAACACGATCTCTAGTGAGATCGCGAACCTGGGTTCTACATTAGTGTTTTCCGCCACTAGTGCAGACGGAGATTCAAGCTCAAACGAGGAGATAGGCTGGCATGCAGAAGTCCAGAAGCTGGGTATTATTGAGCTATGGTATGAATTCCAAAGCTTTCTAGACGTTGGCGGAACAAACTACATCGACAACATCGCAGGTGCGGCCAATCTCGAGGTGGTAGAATCTCCGACCACATTTACTGAGCCACACTTGATCGATTCCAGTGCTCCTCATGATGACCTAGGGAGCATGATAAGCTTTAGCCAGGGCGATCAGACCCTCGTAGTGGCAGATGGCAATGCTGGGAACCCTGGACTTTCAGTCGATCCGTTTACCATAATCGTTTCTGTGGATCGGCTAAACCAAGTGGGCCTTAGCTCGGCTGGAATTGTTCGGAAGCCGTCTGATTTATCTGGCGACATTTGGAATCTGCGCCTGAACATTATTGGCGCGGTGGTCTTTGAGCGCCGAACAGACGCTGGGGGCTTGATTTCGATAACGTCAAATGCCGTTGTCGATCCTTCGCGGTCAAATCTGATTATTGCGACCTTTGATACTATTCAGGGCATGCGTCTTTATCTTGACGGATCGCTCGTAGCGTCTAGTTCAAATACCACCGCAAACGAGCATTCTTTGCAGAAGATTATTTTTGACGATGCCTTAGCGACATTCCATGCGATCGATGATTTTGTTTTCATTGAGAGCCAAAATGTTACAGCTGAAATAGCCTCTAATGTTTATGACAACTGGAGGTATGCGCTCATACGTCTCGATTCCGATAGAGTCATATCGACGGTTGGCTCACTTGCAACAAACGAAGCTGCCGCCACTGAATCTTTTGCAAGCCTGACAATCGCTGGGATCGTTCCGTTTTCCAACTTCTTAACGCCAGGAGATGCTTCTTCTGATGAAACAATAGCGGCTTTGGACCGAGTGGCGGATCTGAGGAATAATTTTAGTCCTAGCCTTGCCCAGACAAGTGATGACGATCTTGTTTTCAGATTCGATTCTTTGGCGCTCACCACGGAAGACCCCAACAATAACTCCGTTGCTAGTCAGATCTCTTCATTTGATGTTATCGGCCAGACCAATTTCGCAAACCTCGCAATTCCATCAGAGTCTGCCAGCTTTGACAGCCCAGGACAAATAGACCTCACCCTGGGATTGAGCAACAATGTCAACGTCGTAGCTGTTTCTAAAAATGGCGAGACCGGGATGTCCCTGAGCCTAGATTATGTCGCAACTGGAGTGGGCATAAATGCGGCTTCCGATAACCCGTTCCCCACCTTGTCTGTTGCTGGAGAAATTGCGTTTTCAAATGTCGGGAACCCTTTACTTTCTTCTTCTTCGGACGTTTTTGTTGTCGCAGACAGAACAGCATTTCTTGCAAACGATAACTCCCTGCTCGTTGGTGCCACAGATGAGCTTGCTCTGCCAGTAGCTCGAGAGCTTGCTTTGCCTGCCACCAATGACGAAATAAACTCTCTCAGCACAGCTAATAATCCAATCATGGATATTGCCGGGGGAGTCGCCCTATCAAACACTAATTCACCGCTGTTTGTGAAATCTTCAGAGACGCTTGCAACCGTACTGAGAGATCTAGGGATCACAAATGCGGAAGTCCCCTCTGAAGGCATATCTGCTGACGATCTAGTAGTGGCCTCTAGAGGTCTTACCCTTGCCGCTACTGATCCAGGCATAGACGCAGCCTCGGCAGACAATAGGCCATTCTTGATCACGGGTAAGGACGTAATCCTCGGAAACGCTGGGAATCCTGATTTGGCAGCGTCTGACGAGCTTCCTCCAGTATTGGCCAGGGACGCCGACTTGTATGCCAGCGATTCAGTGCTTTATTGGACTATTTCATATGAGGGTCTTCCGGCCTCTCACGAGCTAATCCGAGGGTTGAAATCAGATCTTGACCCGCCGCAGCTTTCGGATGGTTTGGGCGACATCGGAATAGAAACTAATGTGCTGTTCTCGGCTGTATCTGTTCTTTTTATTCCGGGCTCTACAGAAGCTCCTCTGATCGCAGCTGTTGAGAAGCCGTTAGCAGCTACAGGGCCAACCGTCAATTCACTTGCTACTGAGCAAGCTGGAATGGTCGTTATCCCTGGACTCTCTAATACCGGCAGCCCCTTGCCTTCGTTTGCTACGGAAGATCCCCCCTCAATTGGTCGCGTCAGATCCTTTGTCGGGACACCGAGTTCTTCTGCAAGTGCTTCTGGATCTGGAAGCGGCGGCGCAGGTGGTGCCGGAAACCCGGTACTTTTGAGAACAAGAAAAATCATTCCTATCCCCGACAGTACGGCTTCCTCGGAATTGGAAGTTCCAATTGCGGCAGGAACGATTCAGGCGACCATCAGCGAAGCCGAGTCAGTCAGCGCGGACCTTTGCACATTGGAGGCATACTTGAGCAAACTTGACATTTGGAATGTAGCGTTGACGAAGCTCGGAATTGAGACCGTTTCCGCTACAACCGATTCGGTGCCCCAGGCGGTTGCGATGGCAGCTAATTGGGATTCTTTCAAGGGGACATTCCTTCGGGACCATATGTGGAATGGCGCAAACACCACAGTGGATTTGGTCCGCTATCAAGATACGGTCACGCCGGGCGATGTGGACCCCACTGGGCCGTGGTCGTATGCCTATCGACTCGACAACCTAACGCCGGAATGGGTTAGGAGCTTGAGGTTGAATGGCAAGGAAAACCGTCCAGGGACAAAGTCAGCGAATGGTCTTGGCCTTTGGACTGAGCAAGTTGTTTTCAACGACAACGGAGACGGCGCTCTTTGTCTCTTGACCAATGAAACGTCCGCTACGCTGGACTACACATTTAAAGTTCATGACTGTGACATTGATAAGTATCTGCCAGAGGATATGCGCTGGGCGATGGCGATCACTTTCGCAGTTCATATGGCGAGCGATCTTGGTTCGTCGAATGCAGACGTGAACTTGCTTGAGCAGCAAGCGGAGATAGCCCGAAGAAATGCTCGTAGAACGGATTCCCAATCTGGGGCGAGGACGACGGTCATTGATTACACAATCCACGACGCTTTCTATTAGGGAGTACGAATGGTCTGGGTAGCACAGCAATCCTTTGCGAGCGGCGAAGTCTCCCCGTCTGTTTACGGGATAGTTTCGTCTCAGCAATACCAAAGCGGGTGCCGAGAGCTTGTCAACGCCTTGCTGACCCCTACGGGCGCAGCCCGAAAGAGATACGGCACAGAGCGCGTACTAGATGTCACTTCTGGATACCCGGCTCGTCTGTTTTTCTATTTCGCAAAGGGAAAGCAATTCGTCATTCAATTTGTCTCGGAGGATGACGATGCTGTGGATCTAAATACTACGTCCCGGCAAGTTCGAGTTATTGACGCCACAACTAGGCAGTTCATAAACTTTGCTGACAATAAGGCGAATGGACCTTTTGATTCTTTCGGGTCAACCGCAGGGCATTTTCATCACTTCACAGCTTCCCAGCTGCCAAATGTCTATGCGTTCCAAGACAATGAGCGCATATTCTTTTGCCACCCAGACCGACCGACGCTTTTCATGGAGCGCCAGATCGGAGACTCTGGGGATGAGCGTTGGGAGTATGGGATAGCTCCTCCATCGGCAACTACTCCTAGAATTGTGGACCACCAAGTCGCGGCGAACTTGTCAGTCATCTCTGGGACGCAATTTGAATTCGATCAGCCCCTATTTGACAAGAGAGACGAGGGGGCTTTTTGGAGGATCGGTGGCGCTGAATCCACCAACCCAGACACAAACATTTACGGTACATGGATAAGGACAGACAACTATAAGTCTCCATTCAGGATGGACGGCACGTCTATTTATGGGACGGTCGGAGAAGACCTACAGGATTGGACTGGACCGTACACTTCTACCGGGACAACCTTCCTGGTCAGTATCAATCCTAGCTCATCCACTCAAAACACGACGACTGTTGTGACTTGGACTGGTGGTGTGGATGCAAAAGTAAACTGGATCGGCCTTCCAATTACGTTGTTTGGTGTCCTTTACCTTGTGACGGCAGTTAGTGGGGCAAAAGAGATTACGGTTGCCCGGCTCGGGCCAGGGCCATTTTTATCGGCTGGCGATCTTCATACATTAGAGCTATTTGCCTTAGCGGCAAACGCCGCCACTCCAACAAATGAATTCCTAGATCAGCGACCGTACCTGAGCAAGCATCCCATTAGCCCAAGTGCCTCCTCTGGGAGCATTACGCTTTACTCACAAGAAGGGTTTCTTCCAGACGCGATTTCTGCCGGGACCGATTTGCGCTGGCTTCCCGAAGGCCACGCTACGACGTTTGACAGGATTGACGGTTCGGTAGAAATCGGTGGGACCGTTCATCTCAATGGCGGGATCGTGGCCCTTACTGGTATCGACCAAACAGCTGGACCGGGTTCAACTGAAACCGTTTACACAGCCAGAGTGGTGAAGACTCTGGCTCACGTTGGTCCGTCAATGCAATGGGGCTTGGGTCAATCCAATTCGGTCGGGTTTCCTGCATGCGGGACGACCCACCAGGGTCGTGTTTGGTTTGGTGGATACAAAGAAAAGCCAACTCGCGTAGTAGCCTCGAGGGTTTTTGACTCGGAAGACTTCGTTCCAGGGTCGCTAGACGATGACTCGATCGCATTTGATATCTCTGACCCTATGGGTGGCCGGGTTACATGGATGGAGAGTGCTGCAGATCTTTTGGTTGGAACCGCCACTTCGGAATTCATGATAGGCGGGCGACCAATTACTGCGTCCAATCTTGCCGTCGAAAGGCAAAGCGGGATTGGCAGTCGAAACATCCGGCCAGTCTTGATAGACAACTCAGCAGTGTTCGTTGACGGTGGGGGAAAAGGTCTTCGAGAGATGACCTTTAGAGACGAGCTTAATCGCTATCAGTCTCCAGACCTAACAGACTTGGCGAAGCACATCTTCGAAGACATTGTGATTGAAGAGGTAGCCTATGTCGGCTCACCGTCGCAGATCGTCTACGTCAGAGACTCCAATAATCTTGTGTACGCGCTATCGATTTGGAGGCTCAACGGAGTGGCTGGTTGGTCCCGATTTACTCAACCGTCTTGGCCAAAAGATACAGGTACAGCAACCGATACATCCACGATTGAGTCAATCACTGCCGTTCGCGCAGACGGTGTCAATATCAAAACAGACGAGCTATGGGTTGTACGTCGGTTCTTCACAGGAGGCGCATCAGCAGCGGGAACCGAGACTCGATGGATTGAGCGAATGACTCCAGATTTCGCAATGGACGCGACCGTTCCAGACCCGTCCCCAACATCTACCACGTTTGATGCTGGAGCTATTTTGGTGGACTTGCCTGCTACATACAACGCTCAATTGATGCTAAGGGAGACCGCCTCTGACGCATATGTTTTCCTTGGGAACTTCGCAGTCAGCTCGTCTGGAGAAGTCACTTATGCCGATGCAGGATTTACTCCCGATAGAGCCCTGTTGGGCAGGGAGATTGAATTTAAATTAGTGCCACTGATCCCCCACTTCTCAATTGAAGGACAGGGCGATACTCAGGGGCGCTTGGAAAACGTAGCCAGTCTCTTGGTTTTGCTGCGGGAGTCGATTGGGGGGACTGTTTCTGGTGGCAGTCTTATGCCGCCAGGAGTATCGATACCCAATTCTTCGAACCCGGCGACCGCGATCGACGCAATAACTGAGTGGAGAAAAGTTGTTTCTGTTGGGACATTCGGGACCATGCATGAGATTCCTATTGTCCACACACCACCCTACTACTTCGAAGTTGCTGGGTTGAACTTTCAAGTGACGCACGGGAGATAGACTTGAGATTAGAGGTTTTCGACTACAACAAGCACACCCAGGCTTTCCCTCAGGATCTGTTCGTAGAGGGCATGACAGGGCTTGCATTAGTATGCGAAGACGGATCTCCGTGTATGGTAGGTGGGACTGCTCAGTTTGAGTGGGGGCCAGAGCTTTGGATATACACCAAAGAGGGGCTTAGTAATGAAGAAAGGCTTAGGATAGCCAGGATTGCAAAAGATTACGTTGAGATCCAACTTGAATTAGAGGGAAAGCTTTACGCTCATGCCCGTCCGGGGAACGAGAAGTGGCTTAAGTTCCTCGGGTTCAAGCTCCAATGGGCGAAATTTGATCCAGAAGGGGTTGAAGTGAAGCGATATGTGAAAGGGGGTTCCGAATGGGGGTAGCAGAGGCCTTAATAGCTAGTGCTGTTGTATCGGCTGCATCAGGTGCGAGCGCAGTGATACAGGGCGAGCGATCGGCAAGACGTGCTAAAAGAGTTGGTCGTCAGCGAGCGGCTGCACTAAGAGCGGAAGCTGCAGCAGAGCGCGAGAGGGGGCGTCGGCTGGCAGGCACACAACGCGCTGCCTTTGGTGCGGCGGGTGTCTCTGCTGCAGGAACTCCGTTGATTGTTTCTGCATCAAGCTTGCTGGAAAACATCAGAGCCAGGGAGCGTCTGCTTGCTGGGGCCAGGAATGTTCGATCTGAAGCCGGGGCGCAGGCAGATGCATTTAGAATTCAAGGCATCACTGGGGGCTTGCAGGGTCTCGCTGGTGCAGTCAGCGCAGTGTCGCAGCTACCCTCGGCTTCATCCGCAACAGGCACTTAGGTAACTCTTTAGGAGGAGACATGGTTAGGCCCATTCGAGTGCCACAAGCGGAGGTCGGTCTTGGGGGGCCAGCGGCGCTTCCTAGCATCGCGGCCCAAACGGCCCCTGCTCGAGCAGCCGCGCAGCTGGGCCAAGCCGCTGCAGGCCTTGTCGGCGAGGCCGTCCAAAAGCATGTAGACAAGAAGAACAATCTTTCTTTTGTCCGCCAGGGAGCCGAAGCAAGTGCAGCTATAAAGTCTGGTGTTGCTGGAGCGACTGAAACCCTAAGAGATTACGTCAACTCTGAAGATTATTCAGAAGAAGGCTACGTCCGCTTTTACGCGTAAAAACTCTTTGGTTGACCTTTTACGATAGAGTCCTGTCCAACGTCACAGAGCCCAGACTTCGGGCTCAATTAGAGGGCAGCCGCGATGGGAGTTATGGGCGCAGACATAACTGCGGAGCTTGCGGAGAATGAAAGAGTCAGGGACGAGCAAGCTACTTTTGAAGTGGCCGACCAATCGTTGCAAGCCTTAGTTGCAGTAGGTCCAAGTGGCGTTCCTGATGTCGTCGCTGAATCTGGGCAGGCGTTGCAACAAATAATCGAAGACAACCCTGATTCTGCAAGGATCAGAGGCCTTGTCCAGAATGCTCGAAGCAGAATTTTTCGCGCATCCCAGAGCACCTATCTTGCGGGCGGAGCAAGGGGAGAGCTGGAATTTTTGATCGGCGTATCTAACGGCGATTTCGACATATTAGGTCTAGACGTTATAGCCAAGACTGTTGAAGGAGTCGCAGATAGACGCGCCGATCTAATTTCTGAGCTGCTAACTGACGCAGTTCTTGGTGAAGATTATGGGCCGGTGGAAAATAAAGGTGGTCGCTTCCCCACCTATGACAATCTGCCAGACACGCTAGAGCTAAAGGCGTTAAAGGCGCAAGCGGAAGATCTCCCTGAATTTGAGCGGGACATTGTAGTTAGGGGTCTTGACGCTCTTATAGAGAGAACAAGACGTAGAGCCCACGCAGCGAATTTTGTTACGGATTTTGTCAATGAAGTCATACCTGAGATTCCGGGCTTTTCTCAGAATCCAGCGGCCCAAGCGGCCTTTGATGATTTTTTCCTAAAGGGCATTCAGCCTTGGCTTGACAGCCCAGAGGTCGAGGCAAGAGAGAAAACCGCATTTCTCCAAAGGACGTTTTTGCAGCTTGGCGTCGTGCCTCAGTCGATGCAGAAGTGGGTGTTGGGGCAGATTCGAAATGCGAATCCAAATCCAGAAGAGGCGTTAAACATACTTTCCATCGCTAAAGCATTTGTGGCAGTTGATCCTCTGCCCCTACCAGGGCTGCAGCCTTTAACCAAAGGGAAAACGCCAACGTCTAAACTACCAGACGAGTGGCTCTCTACTTCAGAGAAGAGTCTACTTAGATATATGGCTCGTCATGCTGTTGAAGGGCCACTAAGCGCATCAAATGTCTACTCGCAATATCTGACGATAGCTCAGGATAGGGGGGCGACAAAACCAAGCGCATCCCTCTCTGCGACTCGAGATAGTGAAATTGCAAAAAGTGCCAAGAAAGACCTTAGGGAACTCACGGAGCGGATAGAGGAACTTTACGGATCAAGAATAGACCAAGTCCCTAAATCTTTGCTCGACAGCTACAGAGAGATCTTGACCGCAGAGTCGATTCGCCTCGAAGGGATCGGATTGACTGAGGAAGAGATCGAAGATACTGCTAAAGACTTTGCGGCAAGGCAGGTCTTGGACGCGAACCCTCCGGTTAAACTTTTTGGGCGCACGTTCATGGACGGCCCGGTTTATGGCTTGCTGGAAGGTGGGAAGTATCCTGTCGATTCTATTGAGGTAGAAATTGTAGAGGCTTTCAAGCAGGTTGGGATGGACCCCAATAAGGGAGATCTGTTGCAGAGGTTCCGTTTGATTCAGGAAGACGGAATGGACCCGAACGAATTTAAGATTCTGATCTTGGGTGCAGACGGAAGACCTTCCAATTACTTGCAAAGCAAAGAGGGGGAAGCTCGCTTTCGATTCGATGGGAAAAACTCTGTCTATCAGAAAACCATAGAAGGGGCGCGACTTATAGGCTTAGAGGAACACTTCGATCACCTTGAATCTACTGAGCCTTCTGCTCGCCTTCGAAAGGCCTTTATAGATGATTTAATCTCCTCGTTTTTCCTGACCAGAGACGAATTCGTAAACCAGTATGCCGGTTCTAATGAACTTGCTATGAAATACACACAAAGGACAGCCCCCCCCGTCCAGGTTGGGTCTTTAACTTTCTTTGACGAGAAGGAAGCGCCTCAGGAAGTTGCTCGAAAAAGGCGTGACAACTTGTTCTCAAGAGTCGAGTCTGGAAACGCGCTGTTTACGGTTCGCCCCAGCCTTGAAGAGCAGTGGGACCGAGAGTATGAAGCCAAGCTTAAAGAGCTTTCTGGGCGTTCTATCTTTGGGACAAGCCCAATGTTGGAGAGTGCTGGAGGTGGATGGAGGATTGCGCCTTGGTATAGCGAAGAAGAAGGCCAAGAGATTGCAGAAAAAGCAGCGAACAAGGCAGTGTTGCTAGAGCTGGAACATGAGCTTGGTGAAGCCAGCATTGCTGATATTATGCGTTTTGCAGAAACTGGCCTTTATCCTAATGAAGAGGGGCCAGCCGCCTCTCCCGTTCGAGACCCAAAATCTATTGAGCAGCTTGACTTGCCTGAGATTCCACTGGAAGAAGCATTCAATCCTAGCGAAATCCTGAAGAGACTAGGGGGCAAGTGATGCCGCTTTTAGAGGGCGAAGCTTATTTTGAGTCTCTTAGGAAGCAGCAAGGAAGAGTTGGAGCCTTTGCAAGCTTAGAACGCGCTAGGCTTCTTCCGCAGCCTACTCCTCGATATTCGTTTGGAGAACAACTAGGGGCTGCTTTTAGGCAAGAGAACTTATTCGTCAACTCGATAGCTCCGCTGTTTGAGACGACCCCTGTTTTCGAAGATGACCCGGACTTTGATCCCGAACCATTTATAGGTGCTTATGACCAGTATCGGCATCTCTTCCCAGAGCTAGAAAGGGCGGGGAGCCTTGGTGAGTTGGCTGCGATAAAGAATCGCATTGACGGTGAGCTACGGGACCGAGGGATTCTTGAGGATATGGGATTCGGGAGAGCCTTGGCAGTTTACTTGCCAGCTGGACTTCTCTCCCCAGAGAGCTTCATTCCAATTGGAACAGCGGCTCGGACTGCTGGGCTTGTTGCTAAAGCTGGAAAAGCAGCAACAAAGATAAACGTCGCGAAAACAGCGGCTCGAGTCGGGACTGAAGGTGTCGTCACTCAAGCCATAGCAGAGACTGTCCTACTTCAGAAGCAGCGGTTCCGCACTAATGAAGAAGCTATAGCGAATGTCGTCGGGGCCGGTCTCTTTTCGTCCATTATTGGAGGAGCTGGTGCTTCCGTTGGCAGAACATTGCAACTTGGGTCCGAAGTCGTCACGGACGTAGTAGGCAAGACTAATGAGATAGTAGCCAAAGAGTTGGCAGATCCAACTAGCAAGCTAGGTCTTGCTCTAGATAACTTTTCAGATAAGCAGCAGAGTAGGAAGTTGCACCTAGAGGGTGGGGAGGATGTTCTACCTAAAGCTGTAGACGATGACTTCTATGGGAGTGACCTTACTTTAGAACAGGAGGACTCGCTTGCTGGTGCCTTTTTGGAGGCTGTTGAGAGTGTGAGTCCTCGCACGGCGAAGATCATAGGGGCTGACCGCAAACTTACTCGGCTGGTCATGAAGTTTGCGTTCACTCCATCACAGCGTCTTGCCCGATCTAAAAACCCCATCTCTAACCTGATAAACTCAACGCTTGATCGTCAGTTCCTTACAACTGAAGGACCGAAGGGACCGTCAGTCCAATCATTAGTCAACCTGAATGAGGCGATATTTACCCGGAAACGAATGCTCGCCAATTCAGTTTACGAAGAGAACAGCAAGCTGTTCAGGAAAAGTGATATCTCTGAAGACGAATACCTCGAGTTGGTTGGGGAGTCTGTTTGGCGAGGAGGTATCAATGACGACACGGTATTTGCAAAGCTAGCTGACAAGCCAGAACTTGCTGCTCTTATTGATAAGCGAGCTGATTTGCATAGGGAGATTTCAGAAGTCATATTCCGCACAGCAGACAGCGCAGGAGCCTTGTCGCGACTAGGCCTTACTCCTGGTCGTGCAGAGAGTCTTCTCACAGCACTAGATGCTGAATACTTGGCTCGGGTTATTGACCAGGATTATGCTAGGCTCAATATCGAATCCTTCCGCAAGGATGTTACGCGGGGCTTGGAATTGCGGAAAGAAGAGCTGCTGCCAGAGTTCAGGCAAGAGATTACAGCCTTGAGTAGTCAAGCGGAGGCTGCAGACAATGAAGCCCACAAGCAGTTTCTTTTGGGGCAGATCGCAGAACTTCAGGATGCCCTCCGCAAGATTGACCAGGATGAGTTTGAAACCACTGCTAGATCAATTGTGGACAACTACCTATCTCGGTCGCCAGCAACTGGCGAGGTCAGCAGCTTCCAGAGTTCTTTGATTGCTCGATCCTTGAAGATCGATGAGCGGTTCATTCGCCCATACATGATTAAGAACGTGGCGGAGCTTGAGGCCAGATTGGCTCGCTCTGTGCTCCCTGACTTGACGATGTCAGACTTCTTCCAAAGGCAGTCAGATCCCAGGGGAAGGATGCAGAGCTTAAAGGAAAGGCTTGACGCTTCTAGGAAAACGGTAAACGGTCTTTTTGAGAGGGGCGTAACCCCGAAAGAGGCGGAAGCCGTAGTCAGAGATCTGCAGGATCTTGCCGACGAGGCACAGGCTGTCCTTCTCGGGCACTCGATTCGCTTATCGCGCAACCTAGAAGAGGTCGGTATCGACAACATTGCTAGATTCATGGGCGAAATGGACGAGGCAATTGAGATCCGATCAGAAGCGAGGCGTTCAATACAGAGCATGCAGGAATCTCGCCGAGGCCTTGCCAGAAGTCTTAAAGCCTTAGAGAGGCAAGAAGTCAGTCCTCTGGTCGATAGAAAAGATCGCAGGACCTAAAAAGACAGATTGCAACCCTCGAAGACGAGATCAAACTTCAACGCATGCTTTTTGATGACGTGACAAGCCCTATCAATGACGTTGCAACAAAGCTCGGTCGGCAACTTGGTAGCACTCGGGACAGCATGGGGCTTAAGGCTGAAGACTTGTCCTTCAAGAGCAATACATTCCAAATACCAGGAGCCGAGACTGCGGAAGAGGCAGGAGAGCAGCTGATTGCTCTGGCCCGTACAGTTCACGGGAGAGTTAACGGTGCTCGCCGATACGTCTACAAGATGAACGTGGGCTTTGAGCATCTCGAATCGGCAGTGCGACGTGAGTCTGAATCTATGGCAAAGAAGTCAGAATTCCAGAGGCCCGGTAAGCTAGGCAAGCTGCAAACAGATACAGATAGAGACGTGTTAGACCTTCACAAGATTCATGATCGGCTCAGAAACCGAGACTGGATCGGCGCGTCAACTGACTCTTTGGCATTGACCAGCAAAAGGATTAGGGATTACAACTTCGTCACGAGTATGGGATCAGTGGTTATTTCAAGTCTTCCTGATCTTGTCATGGCGGTCTCTACTGCTGGATTTAAGAATTATGCAAATTCGATAGCTCGGTTTGTCAAGAATGAGCTATTCGCAGATGAAAACGCGAAGCGGACCTATGGCCAGGAGCTACAGCGAGCTATTGAACGCTTCGCGATATTTAAGCGACACGACAAAGTCATGATGCTGGACGACGATCACTTCATGAAGTCCAGCTCTAGGGCAGGCAAAGCCTTTGACCGATTAACTGATAACTTTGCCCGGTGGACTCTCATGGACCGCTGGAATGCCGCGCACAAAATGATCGCATCTCAGGCGATTGAGTCTCGCATGGCAAAGACAGTTTTGGCGAAGAACCCGTCCAAGGTCGATCTGGCCATGCTGGACTGGTTTGGGATCGCGAAAGAGGACATACCGTCTCTCCGAAAGCAGCTTTCACAGTCTTCTCATGACGAAGGCGGACTTCGCTTGGCGAACGTCGAAGACTGGTCTGATAGGAACCTTAGGTTCAAATGGGAAGCGGCTCTAATGCAGGGTGTCAATGCTACGATCATCACCCCGTCAGCAGGAGACCTCCCGCGCTTCGCTACTCATCCGTTGGGTAAGATCCTATTTCAATTTCGGACATTCAGTGTCGCTGCCACCAACAAGTTCTTGCTGCCGGGCATGCAGAGAACGATGGCCTATGGAGATGTCGGACCAGCAATGACTTTTGCCATGGCGACAGGCATGGGCCTTATGGTTCACGCTATAAACGAAACCCTAAAGGGCCGAGATGTCACAGAGCAAGATACTGGTGGGCTCATTTGGAATGCAATCGATCGCGGCGGAAGCCTTGGAATTTTAACCGAAGCCAGCGGCTCTGCTCTCAGAGCATTGAATGGACTTGGTATCGAGGGGCTGGGAGCCACTCCCTCGAGGTTCCGTTCAAGAAACACGATTGAATCGCTGCTTGGTCCGTCCCTTGGCAAAGCTAAGAATGCGGTAGACTTGTTCGCGCTGCCATTCAGAGATGACTTTACAGCAGCGGATGCTTCATTGATTAGGCGCATGATCCCATATCAGAATTTGTGGCTCTTGCGGATGATTTTGGACGGAGGACTAAACGCTCCAAGCGTAGGTCAAAGCAGATACTTCGATGACCATTTAAAGATTGAGCACCGAGTTGCGGGGTTCGATCCAGAAGAGGTTAGAAGATGACCGAGAGTGACGAATCAAGCCCTGCCTGGATGACTAAGCAGACCGGCATAAGCCTTGGCCTTGGTGCCGTCATCCTGACATTCGTTGCAATTGGAGTAGAGCGTGTCACCAAAATACAGACTGTAGTGTCAAGGAACGCTGAGTGCAGCCAGGAGAACCGGGACACGTTGCGGACCATTCATAGATCAATGCTGACTCGAGATGATGTTGAGTTGATCGTGAAGTCCCAGCTTTCGGATTCTCTTCTAGACATTTACAAGGAGGTGAATCTGTTGAAGGGTCGCGTACAAGCTCTGGAAAATACGATTCGAGTTCCAGAGGAACAGTGATAGCACTGAAATGCTTGCTGTCGCAGCAGCCATTGCTACCGCTTGGGTTATATTCCATTGGATGCGGGATCGCCGTCTTGAAAGAAGGCGGTCTCGTTTGAGGAAAGGGGTCAGAGAATGACCAATGGCTCGAAACCTGGAGTCAAGACTAGCGAGTTCTGGATCACCTTGTTCACGCAGGTGTTTTCTATTCTTGCCGGTGCTCTTGGTTGGATTTCGCCAGAGTTAGCGGGCAGTGGCGTACTAGGCAGCCAAGCTGTCTATACTTCTGCCCGAAGTCTGACTAAGGCAAAGGTGGGCGCATGAAATCAAACGTGTTCGTCTGGGTAGTCGTCGGGCTGCTGCTATTCGTTGTCGGCTGTGAGATCTTTCAGCCTAAAAGTGACCCAGGCCCGGACGGCATCATGGGGACTCAAGATGACGTTGTCCTCAGGAGCGATGCGGAGTTGATAGCTGGGTCTATCTCGGGACTTTTCGTAAGCTTGGGTTGGGGCTGGATAGGCCTTGGTCTCCAAGCAGTTGCTGCTGTGGGAACACAAGTCGCGGCTGTCAAAAAGTGATTGTCCCTCTCTTTGGGGGGAGTCGGCCTAGCCTGCTGATTCCCCCTTTTTCTCCGTGTTCAGAATGATCCTCTTATTTGGTTGGAAGTCTCGCCAGAAGACAAGCCCCCGCCTAGGATCGATCTCCCAGCGTATATCTTGCGGGAAGATGTGCAAATACTCTATTGGCGGCGGCTTTCTAGTGCGTCTTTTACCCATTCTATGAACTCTCCGCTCTTCACATGATCGGTTCCAGCTTCGATAACAATCCAGCCAGCAATTTGAGCGAGGTTCATCTTGACTCGGTCGCGCTGAAATCCCTGGCTTGTTCGGTGCCTACTCTTTGCGCCGTAGGCTCCATGTATTTCAAGGGCTACTCGCTCTGGATACCAGACTCGATCAAACCGAAAGCGGCGACCAGGAAGAATGCACTGTTCATGTGTTGGTGCATCTATCCCAGCCGCCGCGATTTTTAGATCGGCGTCTCGCTCCAAAGGCGAGGTTTTCGCCTTGCTCCTCAGGACGCCGACATCGAACTTAAGAGGAGTCCGCCGCTTTTTCTTCCCCAAGTTACCCCCCGGCGCGGAGCCTTAAAACGGGACGTGCAGATCACCCCCCTTCTGAATGGGGATGGGTGTCTCGATACCAAGCGTATCGTGTCTGTCCCTGGGGATAAAGATCTGCAATGTTCCCTTTCGCATCCAGTGCTTTTCTTGCTGCCAACGATCAATCACCTCGCTGATAACAGCTTCTCTCAGCTGTGCTGGGTTCTCCCAGAATGCCTTGGCCCTAGCTAGAGCTTCCCTCCAGGCGGCCACAATCTTTCCACCTTCGCCCCGAAGCCACTCGTCTAGCTCTACCGGCCCTGGTTTGATGTTTCTCAGTAGCCGCTGTAGGGGGGTGGACATGCAGCCCCTCTCGTCATAGGTGTCCAACCAGAAGCCGTCGTTGTTACCCTGGCATTCGAAGTCAATTCCGTTCAACCGTATATTCGCCCACGCTAGATCGTGGAAGACAGAAACGCGGTAGTTGCCAAAGTCCGTAGCTTCGAGCGTGACGTGATAAGGAGGAAGATTCATGCCCCACCTCCCATCAGTCCCATGAGCGTGTCAGAGGCGGGAGGAGCCCCCTCCTGGCGCATTTTGGGTTCGTCTTTGGTCACAGTTACTGGTCCTTCTGCGAGTTTTGTCCAGTGGTCTGGGTTTCCGCGCTTGGGGACACGGAGGAACACGTCCAGCTGTGCAGACTCGCTCCAGTTTTCGAAGTAGTCCGGGGTCAAGCTCGAGAGTACAGAGCGGACTCGCCCCCAGAACTCTGCGCCGCTGCTCACCCCTTCTTCTTTCATTCGTTCTCGGATCAGCTTCTTTCGGGGCTCAGTGAGCTTTTGCCAGATAGGGAGGTTATGGGCCTTGCAAATAGCCTGGGCCTCTGCGAGGTGCAGCGCAGAGGCGTCAGGCTTTGGGCGCGGTGCCTCTTCTTTCGTCACTTCTGACGGGATCACCTCGCCAGTCTCTGGGTCCATATCTGGGAGCTTGGTGGTTTTTCCTAAGCCGCCAGCTCCCCCTTCAAGAAGAACCTCCTCTTCTTCGAACTCTGGCACTTGCGGAGCGATCGAATCGAGCACTGCCTGAGATCCTTTTTTCTCTTTGGGCATTGGCCCGACAACCTCAATGGTGGCGGTGTCGTCGTAGCGGAACTCCGTCTTGTCTGCTTTCGCCATGAGGTCAGCGCCCTTTGGCCCCATGTCCACGAGGTTAGCGGCGCGTCGAAGCACGGTCTTTCGCGCCATTTGACCCCAGTCGGTGACCCACGGTCCTGAGTCTTTCGCTCGGGACTTTCCTCGTACACTCTCGACTTCGTCTACTGACATGACTTCAGCTTGGCACGAGCCGTCATTTAGGACGAGCTTTGCGAACGCCCCTATAGCTTCGCCTCGATCACCGATTTTGCGCGACATGCGAAAGTCAGACTCGGTCCACTCGTACTCGTCTTCTTCGTAGATGAGCCCGGTATGGATCTCCTTCACGTTGCCGTATCGCTTCATGAGAGCGGCAAGCCCTCGATACTCGACTATGAGCTGCGCGATCACTCCTTTTTTGGTCTTGAAGGGAACCGCCGCGCAGTGGTGGAGCGGCGAGTTTAATTGTAGGCCTAATCGCGCTGCCCCAAGAACGCAGTCGAACTTTGACTTGTCGCTAGCTTGCGCGAGCAGTCCTTCTTGATTTCTTGCGAAGTCCACGAGCTGTTGCATAGCAGCTCGCACGGTATTGGAGTCGTCGAACGGCATTGCGTTCGTAATTTCGGTCTGTCTCCCAGGATCTCGCAAGATTGCTTCAAGTTGATTTCTCGGCACCATCGCCGTTTGCTTTTCACTCATCCTCAAGTACCCCTTCCAGGGCTTTGACCATAAGGTCGCAGCCACTTATCGAAATTCTCCTGAAAACGTCAGGCACCACGCCATCGAGAAGCTCAGGAGGAAACGTCATTGCAGTTGCTTCGCTCTCCATTTTTACATGGACAGCTCTATCTCCAGTAACGAAGGTCATTCCAATTATGTATTTGACATCTGTTGAGCTACTGAGCGGCTCTTCAATCAGCCCAGCTTGGGTTTCCACCTCGAAGTCGATGTCTTTTAGGTGGTCCTCTGCGACAAGCCTTACGAAACTGTTCTCGGGGAAGTTGCTCATCAGATCTCCTTAGGGAGCCGAAGTTGACGGTAGTAACCACCCTTGCGAGGCTCTTTTTCTGGTTTTCGGTAGTGTTGGAAGTACGTCACTTTGGGCGGTTCTTCGTCTTCCACGCCAGCTTGGTATTGAGCGATTCCCACTTCCGCCCATTGCTCCGTCTTGGGATCATACAGAGCCTTGTGTAACTGTTGGGTCAAAGCTTTGACGTTAGCGTTAGCTATTTTGGCTTGGTCTTTCGCCTGAATCAGCTCTGCGAGCAAGTCGCGGTCAATCACCCGTTCAAAGTTCGGTATTCTGCTCACCGCTTTTATCGCGGCCTCTGAAGGGAGATCTGTAGGCACGTCGTCTCCAATGATGTATTTGTTCCACCAGTCGCGTCCGATTTCGCGCAGTCTCTGCAGCAGTTCTTCATGTCTCGCAACTCGATACAGCCGCAGCTTCTGGCCTCCGAAGACTGGCATGAGCCCCGCTGCGATATGAACGGTGCTTAGATCACTGATTCCTGCTTGCCATTGAGCTTGACAAATGACTTTATGGGGCACTTCGTCAGTGCCGGGTCGTCCCCATTCTTCATCTATATTATAGCTGGTAGTTTTGACCTCTACAGCCTCATCAGTGCCGACAACAATGGCATCGAGATTCGCGTGGAATGGTTCTTTTTTCTCAGCTCGAAATACATTTTTCCTGATTCGAACCTCGAGTTGATCTGCAGCCCAATCAGCAATTGCTCCTTCAACTACGTTCCCAAATTCTGTGGCATCGTTACCACTGAAGCTCACTACTCCGTGCTTCTTCTCCATCCATAGGTCGTACTCGGACCTTGGATTGTGTCCCAGCAGGGTCGCGATATCGCTCCCCCCTAGAGACTTCTTGCGGCGTTCCAATTGCTTCGTCGTAAGGGCCATGGCCCTTCCCTTCTAGCTGATCTAACAGCTCTTTGAAGTTTCGAAGTCCGCGTCTTGCGAGTCCTTCAGTTGGAATTCGGGATCTCCACTGCCACCCAACTGGATAGCAGCAGATCTGTTCTGGAAAAATGCACACTTGGACGAGAACGTAAGGGATCAGCGACTCAGGCTCTTTTCGGAGGTCCGACTTCGTAAGCTTAAGCCCGCTTGATTCGTAGACAGTGCCTTTCGCTTCTAGGGAAAGCTCCTCTCCGTGTCCTACGTCGATCCTCTTCATGCCTTGTTGGCCTTGCCCGCTCCACTGCAGGCCAGTTCCAGCGGCCAACGAAAGCTCTGCAGCGCACCCTATTAGGTGTTGGTGCTCTCGCCCGATCGGGTGCTCGTAGTCGTTTTTGTATTTCTCCTTGCGGTTGCGTCCATTGCGGCGAGCAGCCTCTTCTCGCGCCAACTCGAGCAGCTCCCCCCTGAGTGTATAAGCGTAGTGCCTTCCATGTGGGAAGCCTCTTTCTTCTCCGCACGTCCCTCGTCTAAACACTATTCCTCTCGATTCTTTGGTTTGATGTTTCGGACTTCTGGTCGCGCCGATTTCTTGTTTGATTTCAGCAGCGGCCAGCTGTCTAGCTCTCTTTGCCTGGTCTCTAAGATCACGATCTTCGGGTGCTCGTGCGATTGCTCGAGCAATTCACAGCGTTGCTGCAGAATTTCAAGCTCGTTAGATACCTTTTCCAGCAGTTCGAAGTGTCGGTGTTGGTTTCTGACCGTCGCCACAAATGCAAGCAAAGCGAGCAGAAAAGCTGCGCCTGCCAGCACGTCCCAAACGTGGTTCACGACCCTCCTCCTTCCAGAATCGCCTCGACGGCTTTTTCCTTGGGGATAGTCTCGAGAACCTCGACCCAGCGTTGCCATGACGCGGCGAATCCGGTCAATGAAATACCTAGAACTTGAGTCAAGGCTATCACGGTCGAGAGTCTTGGGTCTTTCCGTTTACCAGTCTCCAATTGCGCGATCTGAGCTTGGGTGATGCCAGATCTTTTCGCTAACTGCGTCTGATTGAGGCCCATCCGCTGACGAGCCACCCTCAGAGGGTTGATGCTCGCCCTCGCGATATCCAAGCAGTCTCTTTGTAATCGCGTCGGCTTCTTTTTCGTCAAAGCTACATCCTTTCTTGGTTTTGGTTAGGGGCTTAAAGGCCCACCACGTCTCCCATTCAAGGGATGCGAGTATTATGTCCCTGCCAGCATGTGCCGCGATAAGCTCAAGCTCGTGAGGCTGTGCGCGTCTACGGCCAAGCCTGATCTGGTCCCACTTCCACTCAGAAAGCTCCGGTGGGGGCTCACATGTGCCAAGAAATTGGGGCCGAGAAGATAGCCAGGCCAGATAGCCTGCACTCAAAAGAGAAGCCCAACCGGATGATCCACTACCCAGATGGCCCCCATTGCCATCGCTATTGGGACACGCCGCGTGGTCACCGCTCCCAGGGTTGGGCTTCTCAGACATTGTTCTGAATCCCTCCGAGAGAGGCTCTCACGGCCCCTCTCTTCGACTTTTTTATCGGCTCCGATCCTGGGGCTACCATGTGCCACGAGCGGGACCAGGGAGCTAATTAGGGATGGTCAATTCGTCCAAATCGTTCAAAACGACCAAATCGCTCATCTTTGGGGGGGCCTGAAAGCCCCCCCCCTTCGAGATGCTAGGTCGACCGGGCTCGAATTTTAGAGGCTCCGCTTCCGTGGGCCGGGATGGTGATGGACTTCGCGCCCATCCTTAGGTTTCCGCTGCAGAGCGCACAATCGGCGCAAGCAATCCCCTTTTCGGATGGGCATAGGATTTCACCCGGACCGGGTTCATCGGCGATCCGAAACGATCTCCAACCGCGCCGCGATGACTCGATGCGCTCTTCTAGCGTGTCGGTGCTCGCCATCACGAAACGGGACCATGCCGATGAGAGATCGCGCCGATCGATGCGTGTACGCGGTGATGCGTGGGGCGCGGGATACTATCGGCTTCCAGACCGTGATGGGAACCGCGCCGGGATCACCATACGCTCCGATCCTGACCGGAAGCCTGCGATCCCTTGCAAGGTCGCCTAGCCCCGATGGGGCCATCGGCGGGATTTTGCCGGATGACCAGGATCTGAAGATCTTAAGCGGTGCATCTTGAACCCGGACGTAGCAGGTGCGATGGCCATTCTCATCCCGCCGATGGGGACAGTCACCGCAGATGGACACGTCACTACCATCTTTCGCAGCGATGTGAGGTTCAATATCGGCGCGTAGAATCCACGTTTGAATCATCGCTCCCGTTTTACGGTTCTGAGAGTCACCACGGAGCCCGGTAGCGATGACTACGATCGGAGCCCCATCGATGCGCGATGGGCCGCGCCAGATCTCAACCGATCGGGGACTAGCCATCGGTCTCCCCCTTCATCACGATGAAATCGGGAGCCGGGCCATCGCCATCCCATATGTCTGGAAGCCTACCCTTTCCGATAAGATCTCGCAGAGACTCGATGTTTGTAAGCTTGCGATCGAAAGTAGATCGATTGTCGTGCACCATCTGATAGATCGTCAAACGGTCGGCGGGAGCAAAGCTTGCGAGATACTTCGCAAAAATCCCTCCGCTGCCCGTGTAGCAAACGCGATGAGAATGGTCATCGGGCTGAAGGGGACAGTTACTATTCTGTGAGATCGCCATATCGTCCCCTTT